GCAAGAACTCTTACAGTAGATGTATCTGATTTCATGACTAATGGTTCAAATAATAGAATTGTAACAGCAACTGGTGCTGATGCAATGAATGCTGAAGCAAATTTAACCTTTGATGGAACTAAATTAGGTATTGGAACTGCTACTCCAGCTCACAAACTTAACGTTAACGGCACAGACGCAAGGATTTATCTAACTGGCGCAAACACTGACATAAATATGGATAGTTCAGCAAATGGCCAACTTCATTTAGATGGTAATGGTTATGGATTTGGTATAGCTGTAGGTAATTCACATGTTGCTTTATATCATAACTCATCAGGCAGAAGTCTTGTTCTTGGTACAAATGAAACTGCCAGATTAACAATTGCCGGGAATAGTGGAAATACAACCTGTACAGGAACATTAACAGGAACAGGATTATTTGCAGGAACAGGTGGTAAAATAGGAGCTGATTCAACAGATTATATTTCATTCACAAATAATACTAGAGCAGACATATATATTAACAACTCCAATGAATTTAGATTTGAATCAGATGGAGACTTTCATGCAGATGGAGATATTATTGCATCATCAACTACTGTATCTGATAAAAGACTAAAAGATAATATAATTCAAATTGGCGGAGCGTTAGACACAATAAAATCTTTGAGAGGAGTTTCATATACATGGAATGCCGGCAAGAAAAAGGGTAAACAAGATATAGGTTTGATAGCACAAGAAGTAGAAGAAATAATACCAGAAGTAGTTAAAGATAAAAAAATGCCATTAATGGATGGGATAGATCCAAATAAAACATATAAAACTATTGATTATGAAAAAATTATTGCAGTTCTTATAGAAGCAGTAAAAGATCAACAAATTCAAATAGACGAATTAAAAAAGAAAATCAAATAATAAGAAAAATAAAATGTCAATAACAAAATCAACAATAGTAACATCAATTACAGTTACGCCAGCATTGGACGCAGCAGCAAAAACAGCAGCAGCAGCTTCACCAAACAATGATTATCCAACCATGACAGTATGGACTAATATAAGTATAGATGATCCAACGGACGATCAGTTACCAATAATTAGCAATACAGCAACAAATTTAGCTAAATATACAGCAGATTCTACCGGATCATTTGTAGTACCAACAAACGTTACCGCATCATTAATGGCAACAACTGGAAGTGCATTAGTAGTATCAATTGCAGATGCAATTTGGAGTTATTAAATAATGCCAGTAGGTACTGACAATATATCAATGGAAGGCATTGCAGCTTCTGGAAGTTCAATAGAGCCGCCTAATATAAGTTTAACAACTATAGCTACAACCTATATAGTAGCAAATCCATCAGGAGGAAATTTAAAATTAAATGATATGGCAAACAAAGACTATCCGTCAATAACAACAAATGCAGCATCTCAAGTAACATCTACTGCCATGAAGTGTAATGGCAACGTTACCGCTGACGGTGGCATACTTGGAGGAATAACACAACGAGGATTTTATTTTGGAACAAATTCAAATTATGCATCAAACACAAAAACTTCAGTAGCAGGAACAACAGGCGCATATGTATTAGTAAAAACCAGTTTAAATAGCGGCACAACGTTTTACATAACAGGGTATGCTATAAATGCATTAGGTGAAAGACAAGGCTCAACGGTATCTCAAGCAACATCAGTGAGTTTAACTTCATTTACAGCTATTTTAAGCTCAGAAGGTGGAACTTTTGAGGACTCTGAATCTGCATGTAATGCTGAAGAGATAACTCAAGATACATGGTATCATGACGGTACAGGAACATTCCCAGAAGCCACCGGTGACGCTGTATTTACAAATAGTGGAGGTACAACTGATGCACCAGACGGATTCTTTAGAGTCAATGCTGGTAGATCAAACAAATTTATACAATTAGCAGATGGTGCAACTGCATCCAGTGGATTTTGTTAATGAATAACATGAATAAACATACAGAGTATTTAAATAGTAAAGATAAGCATACGGAATATTTAAATAACAAAGTTTATTTCATGAAGGATGCCAGACTGCTAACTCCTAATGCTCAACCAGTTATGATGGGTTGGGAAGATCCTATAATGAAAAAATCTGCAGAATTAATATGTCATAACAAAGGAAGAATACTTAATGTAGGATTTGGGTTAGGTCTTATAGACACTTACATTCAATCTCATCAAGTACAAGAACATTGGATTATAGAAGCACACCCTGATGTACAAAATAAAATGAAAAAGGATGGATGGGATAAAAAATCCAATGTTACATGTTTGTTTGATAAATGGCAAAATGTTTGGGATGCGTTGCCTAAATTTGATGGTATTTATTTTGACACTTGGAAAGAGTCGTTAAACCCATTTCATAAAATAGTACCTAATATATTAAAGCCTGGAGGCAAATACACATATTGGTCACCTACAGATTTGGAAGTACATTCTGTATTTAAATCAAATGATTATAAAGTAGAAGAAGATACTATAAAATTAGAGCATATATCATCGAATCAAAAATATTATAATACTTCTAAAGATCTATTTAACTATAAACTAATAACTAAGAGCTATAATTAACCATGAATTATTTTAAAGGAATATTTATATAAAATGAAGAACGTAACAGTATTATTTCCAGGCGGCTTTAAGCCAATTACAGGCGCACATATAGCTCTTGCACAACGATATGCTCAAAACCCTACCGTTAACAAAGTTATCATGTTAATAGGCCCTAAAGAAAGAGACGGTATAACTAGAGATATTAGTATTAAAATGTTTAATCTATTAAACAGAAATACAAACATTGAAATACAACCTACTAATTTTAATTCTCCTATAATGGCTGCATATGAATATCTTTTTGAATTACCAGAAGACACCCAAGGAAAATTTGCATTAGCAGCATCTGAAAAAGATGATGATTATGTCCGTGTCAAATCATTTTTACCAAATATTGATAAATATAAATCAGTTGGAGATAGATCAGGAAGAAAAATTGCACCTGGTATAGATGCTATAGAATTAACAGTTGCAGTAGATCCATTAAAATATAAAGACGGTAATGCAATATCGGCTTCTACTATTAGAGCAGCATTAAAGAATAACGATTATGAAATATTTGCAGCAAGTTATCCTAATTATGATGAATCAATAATAAAAAATCTTTGGCAAATGCTTACTGGTGATTCTGTTAATGAAGGAGATGGTCTTTGGGCTAATATTCATGCAAAAAGAAAACGTGGTGAAAAATCAGCTAAAAAAGGATCTAAAGCATATAAAGCAGCAAAGAAAGCTGGGGATAAAATAAATAAAGAATCTATTAGTATACAAGAATGGTTTTTGCAAGAGTTAGTAAAAGATGCTATTGAAATTGAAGAGCAATTTATGGGTGGCGGTTATATGACACCAAAAGGTTCTCAAGCACATTCTAAAAAAATTAAAAAATTAAGAAAAGCATTAGACAAACAAGACAATGAAGATGGATTTGTTTATAACTTTGATAAATATCCAAAGACAGTATTTGGAGCTAAATATTTAAATGAAGGTGGATTAGGCGGACATATGTCTCATCCATTTGATAAGAATAAATCTCAATCATTATCATTTGCAGATTTTAAAGAAATGATTCAGCGTGGATTACAAGGAAGATTAGATATAGAATCAGCCGTTACTGAAAAAACAGATGGCCAAAATATATTTATGACATTCAAAGACGGCGAAGTTAAATTTGCTAGAAATAAAACAGAACGAAAAAATCCATTGTCAGTACAAGGCTTACAAGCAAAGTTTGCTAATCGAGGATCAATATCTGCGGCATTTGGAGAAGCTGGCACAGATTTAGAAGCTGCATTTGCAAAAGTTAATCCAGAACAATTACAAAATATATTTCAAAATGGTAAAGTATTTGCAAATATGGAAATTATATATCCAGATACAAAAAACGTAATAGCATATGAAGTAGCAGTACTTCAATTTCATAACTTGGTTGAATATGATGAAAATGGAAATGTTGTGCAAACAGATTTAGATGGCGGAAATGTAGTACAAAAAGCGGTAACAGATGCTAATGCAGATATGCAAAAAACATTTAATTTAATACCACCACAAAAAATTAAAGTAGGCGCAGTAGAAAATTTTCAAGACTATCAAGATGCATTATTTAATGAATTAGATCAATTACGAGATATGTATAAATTAAAAGATACCGATCCTATATCAACTTATCATAAAGCTTGGTGGAGAGATGTTATAAAAGACAAAGCTGCTAAAGTAGGATATGAAATTCCAGACGAAATTATAGATCAATTGGTTACTAGATGGTCATTTAATGATAAATCAAATTCAATTGTTAACATTAAAAAACAAATAGATAATCCAGAATTTGTAGAATGGGTTAATATGTTTGACAAAAAAGATTTTAAATTATATCAAAAACAAAATATTGAACCATTTGAATCTATATTTTTAAAATTAGGTGCAGAAATAATGAAAAATGCATCTAATTTTTTAGCAGCAAATCCTAACAAAGCTGTACAAGCAATAAGAAAAGAAATTGCACAAATAATCCGTGAGCTTAGATCTACCGGAGATATTGGCCAAATGGATCTTTTAAAGGGGCAATTAGAACGTATTAAACGATTGGGTGGATTTGAGAAAATAGTACCAGTCGAAGGAATTGTATTCACGTACGGCGGTAATACATATAAATTAACAGGTGCATTTGCACCCATAAATCAGATATTAGGAACGTTAAAGTATTCTAGATGATATTTATTATTAAATAATAGGACACAGTAAAATGGCTAAATATAAGCAACCAAAAAACGAAAAACATAAATCAAGAAAAGATTTAAAAGATTATACTAATGACAAAGAAGTTCAAGGCATGGTGCCTAATGCATCAGGCGAGCCTATGCCAAATGTTGATAGAAAAATTGATTATAATGATATACTAGATACAGAAGATATGGTACCTAAAATAAAAGATTCTGACATAAAATATGTTACAAAACAAATGGAAGATGGCGATGATAAGCGTCCTGCTAACACATTAAAAGTATTTGTAAAAAATCAAGAAGAAGATGCAGAAGAATTAATCCATACATTATCTAAAAAAGACGGAGGCTATATGTCACAAATAAAGAAACTAACAAAAGAACAAAAAGAAAAATTAGTTCGTGAAATTGTTAAAAGAAAAGTTACTAAATTTTTATCTGAACAAGCGTTAAGTACAATTACCAACGAACAAGAAGAAGAAGAGCCAGTAGCTGATACACCAGAACCAACTCCAGCACCAGATGCACCAGCAGTACCAGCAGATGCACCAGTAGAAGAACCAGCAGTAGAAGATCCAGCAGTAGAAGATCCTGCAGCTCCAGTAGAAGAACCAGCTGCAACTGATGATACTCCAACGGGGGATGACCGAATTGAAAAATTTATACAAGCCCTAGAACAAAAACCAAATATTGTACAACAAATGAAAACTATTATGTCGGTTATTAATAAAATAACAGCTGATGACGATAGAAAAAGACAAGTTGGTAAACTAATGTTATTGAAACGAGCTATAGATAAATCAGTTGCCAAAATAAATTAATTAAATTATGTCAAAAAAGTTACAAAATATAAAAGCAGTCAAAGAAATGATTGCCGGAACTCATAAGTTCCAAACTAAAAAATCAATTGGATTTTCAGATGCTAAACAAAAAGCTGAAAAAAACAGACGCCGAGATATTGGAGATGTTTGGGAAGAAAAAATTGGAACTACTCTTTATCGTATAGAACAAAAAAAGGGATTTAGGGTAAAAACTCCAGCTAATTCAGTAGCAAAAGAAGTTAGAAAAGAACTTAATTCATATCCAAATTGTAGAAAAGATTGCCGCACAACAACACATAATCATCTAGATAAAAAAATGCAAATTATACATGGAATGTGTTATGATTGTGTAATAGAGATGGAACATAAACTTCGTGTTGCTGGTACATATGAAAAATATGAACAAACAAAAATTCTAGAAAATAAAAAAGCTTGGTTAAAACGAGCGGAAGAAGATGTTAAAGCATTAAAACAAGCATATACAGAATCACAACAATATGTAACCAATGCCGACGGATTATTAGAAACATGGAACGCACAAATGACTCCTGTAGAATTCGAAGAAACAGTAGAAAAACAATTTACGGAATTTAAAAAGAACTTTTTAAATGATATAAATAAAGAAAAGGTAAATAATGATTAAAAAATATTGGAAAATTGTAATAGGAATTATCACAGGAATAATTGGAATCCTATTTATTGTATCAAAAAATAATTCAAAAAAAGCAACAAAAGCAAAAAAGAAAATTGATACAAATAATACAACTATTAATAAGTTAGACGGAAAAATAGAAGAAGTTCAAAAACAAAAAGAAGTTATTAAGAAAAAAGCATCTGTTAAGAAAACTAACATAGAAACATTAAAACAACAAAAATTAAAGCCAGTTCCAAAAAAAGTAGTAAAGAATAAAAAAGAATCAGTTAAATCTGCAGCTGCAAATATTAGAAAAAGAATTAGGAAATGAAAAATATTTTTATTATATTAATTATATGTCCATTAATAAGTATTGGACAATTAGCAGATACTTGTTTTACTAGTGATGAAATAATAGATATATCAGAAACATTAGATTCTTTATATTACACTGATTCACTTAATAATAAAATTATTACAGAACAAGATAATTTAATATCTGAATTAGAAACTATTATAAGATTTGATTCTATTGAATTAATATATACAAATACAAAATTGGAATTATTAAAAGAAAATATAGATTTGTATATTGAAAGAGAAAAACATTTAAGGCCAAAATGGTATGATCATAAAGCAATATGGTTTAGCACTGGCATATTAACTACTCTATTCACCGGAAAGATGATCGTCGAAGTTATTAATTAAATGAGCGATCAAAAAAATATAAAACAAATAGTACAAGAACAATATTTAAAATGCGCAGAAGATCCTGTTTATTTTATGCGACAATATTGCTATATTCAACATCCTACAAAAGGAAAAATTAAATTTAATTTATTTCCATTTCAAGAAGAATCATTAACAACATTACAAGAAAATCGTTACAATGTAATTCTTAAATCTAGACAGTTAGGAATATCAACATTATCTGCAGGATATGCATTATGGTCAATGTTATTCAACGAAGATTTTAATGTCTTAGTTATAGCAACAACCCAAGATGTAGCAAAAAACTTAGTAAGTAAAGTTCAAATAATGAATGAAAATTTGCCAAGTTGGTTAAAAACTAATATTATTACAAATAATAAATTATCATTAAAATTTGCAAATGGCTCACAAATTAAAGCAATTTCAAGTTCATCAACCGGTGCACGATCTGAAGCATTATCATTATTAATAGTGGATGAAGCTGCATTTATTAGAAATATTGAAGAAATTTGGGTAGCATCCCAAGCTACATTATCTACTGGTGGAGGAGCTATTGTGTTATCTACTCCAAACGGTATTGGTAATTGGTTCCATCAAACATGGGCAGACGCTGAAAATGGAATTAATGGATTTGAAACAATTAAACTAGATTGGAAATTACATCCAGAACGAGATCAACTATGGAGAAATGATCAAACTAAATTATTAGGAGAAAGAGGAGCTGCTCAAGAATGTGATTGTGATTTTATATCATCTGGTCATACTGTTGTAGATGGGGCAATTCTTCAAGAATTTGAATCAAGATGCGAAGAACCTATTGAAAAACGTGGATATGATAATGGATATTGGGTATGGGAATATCCTGATTATACAAAAAATTATATTGTTGTTGCTGATGTTGCACGTGGTGATGGCGCCGATTGGTCTACATTCCATGTTTTAGACGTAGAAACAATAACACAAGTTGCAGAATATAAAGGTAAACTACCTCCAAAAGATTTTGGAAATATGTTAGTAACCGTTGCAACCGAATGGAATAATGCATTATTAGCTATAGAAAATGCAAATATAGGCTGGGCCGCTATACAACCAGCATTAGATAGAAATTATACAAATATATTTTATACATATAAAGATGATGGGTATGTAGATTTAGAAGTTCAACTTTTAAAAGGATATGATATAAAAGACAAAACTAAAATGGTACCTGGAGTTTCTACAACTTCAAGAACAAGGCCATTAATGATATCAGCATTAGAAATGTATATGCGTGAAGGAACACCTATTATTAAATCAAGAAGATTAATACAAGAATTATTTGTATTTGTTTGGTTAAATGGAAAAGCTCAATCACAAGTAGGTTATAATGATGATTTGGTAATGGCGTATGCTATTGGGTTATGGTTACGGGATACTAGTTTAAAATTAAGACAACATGGAATTGACTTAAATAAACGAGCATTATCAAAAGTACAAAAAACAGATACTACAATTTTCACCGGAAATAATAAAGATGGGTCAAATGACACATGGAACTGGAATAACGGTGAAAATGATGAAAATTTAACATGGCTTCTGTAGTAAGTTATATTTATATATAAATAAAAAAGAAACAATATGGCGTCTTTAAGAAAACGTTTACAAAATTTATTTTCTACTAATGTAGTAGTTCGTAAATATGGTAAAGATCGACTTAAAATAGTTGATACAAATAGACTACAATCTACCGGTAATCTATCGCAAACTAGATTAGCAGATAGATATAGTAGATTACATGGATCTAGAAAACATGCAGGAGGATCATATGGTGGATATGATTCAAATCATTATGCTCAACAAAATCGTATGCAGTTATACACTGATTATGAGATGATGGATAAAGATCCTATAATATCATCAGCATTAGATATATATTCAGATGAATCATCATTAGCAGATCAATTTGGGGAAATATTAACAATTAAAACAAATAAAACTCCAATTCAAAAAATATTACATAATTTATATTATGACATATTAAATATTGACTTTAATATGTGGCCATGGATCCGAAACTTATGTAAATATGGAGATTTTTATTTAAAATTAGATATTGCAGACGGACTTGGAATAATGAGTGCTAGACCGTTTTCTGCTTATGAAATAGAAAGATTGGAAGAGTTTGATGAAGAAACTGGAGAGTATAATATTAAATTTAGACACCAGTTTACTGAAATGAGTGAATATGAAGTTTTTGAAATAGCTCACTTTAGAATGATTTCTGATTCAAATTTTTTACCGTATGGTAGATCAATGTTAGAAGGAGCAAGACAAGAATTTCAAAAATTAATGATGCTTGAAGATGCAATGTTAATTCATAGAATAATGAGAGCACCAGAAAAACGTATTTTTAAAATTGATATTGGTAATATTCCACCAAATGAAGTAGACTCATTTATGGAAACAATTATTAATAAAATGAAAAAAGTTCCATATATTGATAAAAATACAGGAAATTATAATTTAAAATTTAATTTAAATAATATGTTAGAAGATTATTATTTACCTGTAAGAGGTGGAAATAGTCAAACTCAAATAGATACACTACCAGGAATGCAATTTACTGGTATTGATGATATTGAATATGTAAAAAATAAAATGATGGCTGCTTTAAAGATACCAAAGCCATTCTTAGGATACTCTGAAGGAGTAGAAGGAAAATCAACATTAGCTTCTATGGATATTAGATTTGCTAGAACAATTGAACGAATTCAAAAAATTGTTGTATCTGAATTAGTAAAAATTGGAATTATACATTTATATTCTCAAGGATATGAAGGAGAAGATTTAGTAGGATTTGAATTAGAATTAACAGCTCCATCTATTATTTATGATCAACAAAAAGTTGCATTAATGAATGAAAAAATTCAATTGGCAACATCAATGAAAGATTCTAAGCTATTATCAGATAAATACATATATGAGTATATATTCAATATGTCCGAAGATCAGTGGTTAGAAGAACGTAATAACGTAGTAGAGGATCTAAAATTAAGATTCCGTCAAAATCAAATTGAACAAGAAGGAAATGATCCAACTATAACTGGAACATCATATGGTACACCACATGATATGGCGTCATTACATATGAGTTCAGATGATGTAGAAAATAAAGATAAAGGCGGCCGACCACCAGAAGGAATTAAATATGGACAACATAACAACGAATTTGGATGGGATCCGACTGGCGCAAAAACAATAAAACAAGGAACTAATCCTAAAAACTTTGATACGACATTTAAACCAGAACCTAGAATGAGGGGTAAAGTAACTAAAGCAACTGCAATGGAAAATGCTAGTATAATTAAAAACTTAACATCAAAAAAATCAAAAATATTAACCGAAACTGATAAAAATATAAATAATTCTTCTTCTTTATTAGACGAAGATAATATTTTATAATTAAACCCATATTTATATGAAAAGGACTATGTATTAAAGTAATGAAAAATTTAAAACATTCAAAATATAAAAATACAGCAATACTCTTTGAAATATTAGTTAGAAAATTAACTTCTGAGTCATTGACTACTGATAAATCTCTAACAATTAATATTATAAAAAAGTATTTTGGAAAAAATACAGAGTTATCTAAAGAATTACAATTATATAATTCGTTAATTAAAGAACAATTAAAATCCGAAGCTACTGTATTAGACTTTATTCGTACATGTAAAAGCGCTCATAATCATTTAAATAAAAGTGTTTTAAAAAGACAACGATATAATTTAGTTAAAGAAATTTCTGAGAATTTTAATTTCACAAAAATATCTAAAATACGAATTAATAACTATAAAACATTGGCATCTATATATAAAATATTTGAATATAATGATGTTGATAATCCAAAACAGTTATTAGAATGTAAAACAGAAATTATAGGGCATATATTAATACATACAGAGAAAAAACCTCAACTTGACACTATAATTGAAGCATATAAATCACAAAGCACTGATACACGATTATTGTCATATAAATTATTAATAGATAAATTTAACGAAAAATATTCAGGATTAAACGAAAGTCAAAAAAATCTTCTTAATCAGTATATTACACACGTTAATGATACTGAACAATTAAAACAATATTTTAGTAAAGTTATCCCGTCAATCAAAAAAGAATTAAAAGAGCAAGTATCATTAGTAACAGATAAAGCAACAAAAATTAAAATTAATGGATTATCTAAAATGTTATGCAATGTTGAAACCATACAAGTTGTTAAAGAATCTCATGTTTTATCATTATTAAGATATTATGATTTAATAACTGAATTAAAGAAAGTAAATAAATGAAATCTTTTTTAAAAGAAATAGAATCTAAGTTTAAAGAAATAAACGAAAAAGATTGGGATGGCGATGGCGAACAAGAATCTCCTAGAGATGAATATATGGGCGTCAAAGATAGAGCTATTAAAAAAGCTATGAAAAAAGAAGATGCTAAACCTGACTTCTTAGACTTAGATGGCGATGGCGATACTGAAGAAGATATGAAAAAAGCTGCTAATGAAACTATAAAAACATCAGATCCAGATGCCGCAGCAGAAATGCAAAAAAAGAATCCAGATGCTGAAATTGAATTAACAGAAGATGAATTAGATGAAATGAGTACCACTGGGGGAGTAGCTGGATATCAAACTCCAAATGCATTTACTAGACCAGGAGCTAAAAAGAAAAAATATAAATGGTCATCTGTTTCAGAAGCAATGGATCTAAAATATGAAAAATTAATTGAATCATATTCAAAGTTTTCAAGTGGTAATCCAACGTCGACTCCTACTCAAACAGTAAATAGTACTATTAAAGAAGTAGCAAAAAAATTGCAAGAAATAGAACAATTAGTTAAATATACATCTAGATTAAAAAATGAATCTGGTATAGCTGGATCAACATATAAAAAATCTACTAGTAATGCATTAAATAAAATTTCAGAAAGATTATTAAAAATTTCAGAAAGAGTAAGAAGTCTAGGAGAATAATATGAGTAAATCATTATTAGTTGAATATATGCCATTTAAACCAATTGGTAAAGTTAATGAAGATATGGGTGCCGAATTTGGAGTACCAGGAGGACTAGTTGTACAAGGAGTATTACAACGTGCTGGAGCTAAAAACCAAAACGGGAGAGTATATCCAAAAAACATACTTCAACGTGAAGCCCAAAAATATCAAAAAGAATATATTGAACAAAATAGAGCCTTAGGAGAATTAGATCATCCAGAGTCTTCAGTTGTTAATTTAAATAACGTATCTCACAATATTTTAAAAATGTGGTGGGATGGCGATGACTTAAAAGGAGCAGTTCAAATATTAGAAACTCCAAGTGGACAAATATTGAAATCTTTATTTAGTGCCGGCATTACATTAGGCATATCAAGTAGAGGATTAGGATCAGTAAAAGAATTATATAAAGAGTCAGCTGTGGAAGTTCAAGAAGATTTTGAATTAATATGTTTTGACTTTGTATCTAATCCATCAACTCATGGAGCATTTCTAAGACCAATGTCCGAGTCACATAATAAAAATTTAAAAACTAATTATTTAAAAGTAAATAAAATTATTACATCAATCTTATGTGATGATGGAAAATGTAGGATTTAATCATGAAAATAAAAGAAATATTAGAAGCATTAGAAAATGAACCAATACAAATCTCAAAAGAACAAAAGCGTGAATTTGTTGAATCTGTAAAAGAATATTCACAATTAGGAGAAGCTGTATATGGTAAAGGTAATCTTCAAGAATTGTGTGAACGTATTAAGAATATGGTTGAAATGGCTCAACAAGTAACATTAGCAGAAGGCGATTGGTTTGATGGTATTACTGTTAATCGACACATGAAAGGTTTAAATGAATCATATAAGGTGTTTGAAAAAACAGCTAAAGAAATTTCTCAACTACAAGAAAGAATGTCTGCAGCATATGAAGATATAGGACAAGGTTTAAGTAAATATTTTGAAATTAAATAATTGGATCTTTAACAAATAATTATTATAATATATAGGAAACAAATGGCAAAATTTGATAAAATGTATCACGATTTTTTTGGAATAAAACCTCAATTAAACGAAGCGGATTTAGTAAATAAGATATCTGACTACAGAGGAGGATTTCTTTATAAATTGATTGACCCAGCAACAGCTGGAAATGTAAAAGCAGATATACAAGCATTTTTAAATAAAAAAGCTATGCATGTTATTAAAACAAAATTTCAAGATGAAAATGGAAAAGGATTTTTTTATGTTAGATTGGGAGAAGATCCAGCTAAAGAATCACAACGAATACAGGGATTTATAAGTCAATTACCTGAAGTTGAAAAATTTTCATTTACATTAAAGCCAATACAAAAACAAGTTACAAAACAAACCCCAAATATATGAATAAAAAATTAAAACAACATCAAACAATTATTCCAGGACATAGTATAGGATCAAGCGTAGTTGGTAAAGATATAAACTTTGCATTACGTAATTGGAAACGAAAATTAAAATTTGCAGACACATTAACTATTCTTAAAGAGAAAAAAGAATTTATTAAACCTAGTGTTATAAAAAGACAACAAATGATTCAAGCTAGTTATAAACAACGAATGCAATCATTAAATGACCAAGAATAAATAGCAGCTCGTTAGCATCTATTAATATAATAAAAGCCCTAGCAGAAATGTTGGGGCTTTTTTACTGTTTTTTTTACTTTACCTATATTTATTTAAAATACGTTATTAATCTATATAGCGTCATATAATAATATAATCTTATTAAGATTCACAATAATCTTATTTCCAAAACATAAATTTAAGGAGAAAACAATGGCAAAATCTGATTTGCTTAAAGAAGCAATCGCAGATGCTAAAGCTGTTAAAGAAACGGCATTAGCAAACGCAAAGATAGCACTAGAAGAAGCTTTTGCACCTAGAATTCATGGTATGTTATCCGCAAAGTTATCTGAAGAATTAGACGACGAAGATATGGACGAACCTACACCAGAACCAACTATGGAACATGACGTAATGTATGAACCAAAAGGCGAAGAAGGAATGGGATCTGAAATGGACATGGAAGCACCTGCACCAGAAATGGATACAGAAATTGATATGGAAGCACCTGCCCCAAATATGGACGCACCTGCTGACGAAGAAATGTCAATGGAAGGTATGTATATGAAGGATGAGGATGAAAATCCTGCAGACGCTGATTCAATGATGGCACCGGATGAAGACCTAGAACTAGAAGCAATAATTCGTGAACTAGAAGAAGACTTAGACGAAGAAATGGATCCAGAAGAAACAATTGAAGAAGATGCATATAATAAAGATGCAGCTGATTCAACTGATTCAAAGGGTAATGATCTTATGGCTGGTGCTTCAGGAATGAAAAATGAAGAATTTAATATAGACGAAATCATCGAAGAAATTTTATCTGAAGATGACGAAGCTGTAGTAACAGAAGAAGAAGATGAGAAAGACGAACCAAAAGAAAAAATGGAAGAAATCTCAAATGAACTTACTGAAGCTTATAATACTATTCATTCTTTAAAAGACACGATTAACGAAGTTAATCTTTTAAATGCAAAACTTCTTTATACCAACAAATTATTCAGAAATTTTGAATTATCAGAAAATCAAAAAATGACTGTAATTGAAAATTTTGATAGAGCTGGTAATACAAGAGAAGTAAAATTAGTGTTTAGTACGTTAGCTGAGAGTTTTCAACTTCCTGTTAAAAAGAAAAAGATTGTGAAAGAAAGTTTCGCATCTAAAGCTTCAGGAACAACAGCTCCAAGTAACAAAACTAAACAAATTATTAATGAAGGCAACCAATTAGCTAATCGTTGGAAACAATTAGCCGGTTTGCTTTAAACAAGAAAGAAAAATAAAAATGGAAATTTCATCTTTATTAGAAGACAATAATCCTTCCCAAAGAAATGCTGCTAAAGGTTTAGTATCAAAATGGGAAAGAACAGGACTTCTTGAAGGATTAGATGGAGATACTCAAAGATCTGGTATGTCGCAATTGCTTGAAAATCAAGCTAGACAATTAGTGAAAGAAGCTTCATCTAGTGGTACATCTGCTAACTCTGAAGAGTGGGCTGGTGTAGCTTTACCATTGGTAAGAAGAATATTTGCTGAATTTGCAGCAAAAGAATTCGTCTCTGTACAACCAATGAATTTACCTTCAGGACTAGTATTTTATCTAGATTTTAAATACGGTACCGCACAACCAGGCTTTAATACAACTGGTGGTACATCAAATGAGTTTAAATTTGGTTCTCCAAATGCTGACAACTCTATGTTTGGTGTAACATCTGCTGACACAGCTTCTGGTGGTTTATATGGTGCAGGTAGATTTGGATACTCACTTAACGAAACAGCATCAGGTGCTGGTGTAGGTGGATTTGGACTTAATGTAACAGTTGCTAGTGCAACTTCTGCATCTATGAATTTTGATAGTAGTGTTACCGGTTTAGGTAAAAATACTGTTGAACATAGAATAATACAAGTACCTACAACATCATTATCAGGATCAGACCTTACAGCAGTAAGATCATTTACAATTACATCACAATCAAGTGCTACCGCATTTTCAACATTCCCAGCTTTTACAAGAGTTGTTGGCGGAAATGTAGAATTTGTAGTAACTGGATCAGGTGCACTTTTAAATACAAATGCTGCCCATAGAGGATTTACAGTAAAGTATAGTAAACAACCAACTGATATTACAAGAGGTGATTTCGAAGATGCTAATCCATTCGCTGGTGGCGGTGCCAACAACGGTGGTATTGACAAAGGTGATGATATTAATATTCCTGAAGTTAATCTTGAAATGCAGTCAGACCCAATTGTCGCTAAGACAAGAAAGTTAAAAGCTGTATGGACTCCAGAATTTGCTCAAGATTTGAATGCATATCATTCAATTGATGCAGAAGCTGAGTTAACTTCAATGCTAAGTGAATATGTATCAATGGAAATTGATCTTGAAATATTAGATATGTTAATCAATGGCGCAGTAACAACTGAGTATTGGTCAGCTGTATCTAATCAATTTGTAAATGCCGCTGGAACAGCCTTCGTAGGAAAAGCTGTTGCTGATGGTGGATTTTATAATACACAAGGAGAGTGGTTCCAAACTTTAGGAACTAAACTTCAAAAAGTATCTAATAAGATTCATCAAAAAACCCTAAGGGGTGGCGCTAATTTCTTAGTAACATCACCTGCTGTCGCAACTATCCTAGAATCAATTCCTGGATTTGCTGCCGACACAGATGGTACTAAAATGGAATTTGCTGCTGGTGTTCAAAAAATTGGTGCAATCAATAATAGATACACAGTATATAAGAATCCATACATGAAAGAAAACGTAATCCTTATGGGTTATAGAGGAGCTCAATTCCTTGAAACTGGTGCAGTTTATGCTCCATACGTACCTTTGATTATGACTCCACTAGTATACGATCCTGTTAATTTCACCCCAAGAAAAGGTGTAATGACAAGATATGCTAAGAAAATGGTAAGACCAGAATTCTACGGTAAAGTATATGTTGCTGGATTAGATTCAGTTTAATAGTTTTAATAACTAATTAAATTTTATTTAACTATAATAAGTAAGAAGGGATGATTTTGTCATCCCTTTCTTACTGTTTTGATATTTATTATAAAGAAAAAGTATTATGGCAGTACCAAGAACAAAATACTCTATGCAAATGCGAATCCGATATAAAGGTAATCTTGTTGATGTATTAGATAGAATACGTGCAATACGTATGGTATTAATGGTTCATATAGAACAAGACTTAGGAAAAGGATCTGAATTAATAACAGTCAAGATTATGACACCATATCCAGGAATTAAATCATTCCAAGCAATAAGAAAATTAGGTGTAGGAAAAATAGAAACTTTAGAACAGATTCAATTATTAGAAACCACATTAACTAAACTTCAATAATATTTATATATAAAGGAATATATTAAATGGCAGATTATAGTGAAAATAAACCAATTTGGCCTGGAAGCTCATCGTTTCAAACAGGATCAACCCCATTTGGCTTTTTTGATAATGATACCATGTTTCAAACTCAAGCAGATGCATTTGCAAAGTTTGCAGCACAAAATGTTGGATATCCAATCATGGATGTCGAATTAATAGATATAAATTTTTATACAGCATTCGAATCTGCAGTAATTGAATATTCAAATCAAGTAAATCAAGTAAATATTACAAATAACTTATTAAGTACATTAGGAATACAAACAGGGTCTGACTTTTTAGTAAGTCAAAGTTTATCAAACACATTGGTAGGATCTTCATTATCATATGTTACAAAATTATCTAAAACATATGGCGCAGAAGCTGATTCTGGCGGACATGACAAATGGTATACTGCTAAAGTAAAAACTTCGCCAGGCGTTCAAAATTATAGTATAAGAACAGCTGTATCTGAATCTGGATTACCATTAGATGACTCTAGTTCAATTGAAATTAAACGAGTGTTACATAATGTACCACCTGCAATTATAAGATATTTTGATCCATTTGTTGGAACTGGGTTAGGCTCACAAAATTTATTAGACTCAATGGACTTTGGAGGATTTTCTCCATCTGTTAATTTTATGATGATGCCATTACACCAAGATTTATTAAGAATACAAACTATCGAATTTAATGATAGAATAAGAAAATCCCATTGGTCATTTGAAATACATGGCGATGATATAAAAATATTTCCAGTACCATCTACATCTGGTTCAATTGCAGATTTACATTTTGATTCTTTTTATGTAGAATACATATATGAAGAGAAAAAAGCAGATCAGTCTGTATTATTTGGTAATACTGCAGTAATGAACAATGTAATAAGTGATGCATCAAATATACCATATACATATCAGCAATTTAGTCACATTAATGATATGGGTAGAGCTTGGATTATTAAATATGGATTAGCAGTAATTAAAGAAATGTTAGGATATGTTAGAGGAAAATATTCAACCGTACCAATACCAAACTCAGAAGTAACATTAAACGGCACTGAATTAGTATCACAAGGACAATCAGAAAAAGATACACTAATTACTCAACTTAGAGAATTTCTAGAAAAAATGACAAAAGAAAGTATGATGACAAGACAACAAGCAGAAAATGATGCAATGAATGAAGTATTGTCTAGAGTACCAACAAAAATATATATAGGATAATTATGGCATTATTTGGCACACAACGAGACGCAAAATTTCTAGCTTCAATTAATGCAGAACTATTGAATGCAATTATTGACACTGAAATTGAATTCTATAAATTAGTAGTTGAACAATCAAATTCAAATATATATGGTGAATCCACATCTAAAACATATTTTGATTCTATTTTAATTCCAGTACTTATAACAAAAGAAACTAAAAATGCAAATATGGATGAGTTTGGCCATTCATATAATCGTACAGCACAATTTGGCATTTCTAGAGATATATTAGAAAGAGCTGGATTTTATCCTGAGGTTGGCGATATTGTAAAATGGGATTCTGAATTTTATGAATTAGACAATGTAGATGCAAATCAATATTTTGCAGGGAAGAATCCAGATACATGGCCTAATGGTAGTGAGTTTGGATATAGTGTATCTGTTGTATGTGATTCTCATGTAACAAGACAAACCCCAACTAATATTAGAAAAATGAGATTTGGATCTACAAATGACGAACCATCATATAAAGGATTTAATTAATGTCTAGAGTCAATCGACAAAATATTGATAGAAAAACTAATAAGCCATCTTTAAAGCGTACTGAATCTTCTAGAGACGATCAAGTATTAAATAGAGCTAATGAAACACGTAGAGATGATGATGTAGTTAAAACTCCTAAACGTACTGTATATGATATAGATTATGCAATAAAATGGTTTATTGAAAATGAAATACAACCACAAGTAGAAGCAAATGGAGAATTAATAGATGTGCCAGTTATATATTCAAACGGAGAAAAATGGGACAATGTTCGAAGATTGGGATATTTGCGTGACGAAAAAGGAATGTTACAATCTCCATTAATTATGCTTAAGCGTAATTCATTACAAGAACGTGACACATTAAAAAAACTAGATATAAATAGACCTGCAGACGGAAATCAAATAATATATAAAAATAGTTATAATAAAAGAAATAAATATCGAGATGAAATATTTCCAACTCCAGCTAATGAACCAATTGAATCTGCAGAATTATTTGCAATTAATATACCAGAATATGTAGATATAGAATATGACTTATTAATATGGACAGACTTTACTACACAATTAAATGCGTTAGTTGAACAAATTATGCCATATGGTACATTTGCTTGGGGAAATGATTTTAATAAATATAGAACATTTATTAGAAGTTTAAACTTTGAAACTATAAATACAGTAGGAGAAGATAGATTAGTTAGATGCACAATGCCACTTACTGTTAATGGTACATTAATGGCAGAACAAGAATATAGAAAATCTACAATACAAAAAAGATACTCTATAAAGCAAGTACAATGGCAAGGCGTAATTAGTGGGTCATCACAATTACCACCAAATCAATTACAAATAAATAGAAATGACTAAATACTTTATTTGAATATATATTTGATTAATGAAAATAATTATATATAATATATAATAAGAAACAATAAGAATTAAAAAGAAGTTATAATAACATGGCAACAAAAAAATTAGAGAAAATAGATATAGATGCAATGACTAATATCAGAGTACAATATCAAGAAAATAATTCTAAATTAGGAATGATAACAGCTGACGAATATTTTATCGATCAACAATTAACACAACTGACAAATGCAAAATCAGAATGTTTTGAAATATTAAATACATTACGTGGTGATGAGCAAGAATTAGTAAAGAAATTAGAAGACAAATATGGCGAAGGTCAAATAAATTTAGAAGAGGGTATATTTATTCCAAAATCATGAGGTTTTGAGTATTTTACTTATATTTATAATAAAAAATTAATGGGAGAATTTTAATGGCAGAAAGAATAGTATCGCCTGGTGTATTTACTAATGAAAAAGATCAATCCTTTTTACAAAGAGGAGTTAGTGAAATTGGAGCATCAATAATTGGGACAACAATAAAAGGTCCTGCGCAAATTCCAACAAAAGTAAATTCGTTTTCCGAGTTTCAAGAAATATTTGGCGGATATACCGATGAATCATATGTACCATTTACAGTACAAGAGTATTTAAAGAATGCTGGTGTAATGACTGTTACAAGATTATTATATGAAGACGGTTATCAATTAGACAACGGTAGTATAGCTATATTAGCTGGATCTGCTAGTGTCGGACCAATTGTTACTCATGTATTACATCCAACTGCACCTGTATCTACTGTAGGAGCTGGAAATAATGTATTTCAAACATCTTTGTTGACCTCTAACGATTCCGGCAGTTTTGTATTAAGTATATCTGGATCATTTACAAATGATTCTTCACTACCTGGATTTAGTGGAGCATATTTACAAGAAATAGGAATAAGTTCTTCTATTGACTCAACTAAAAATAATTACATAACAAAAATATTTGGTACTAATCCAAAAGGGGTTAATTATCCAGTATATGTACAATATGAAAATACGGCAGCAACTAGTTTATTTAATAACATGGCTGGGGTAACAATGTCTATAGGTATAAACAATTTATCATTGCTTCAAGACTTTCAACCAGGAACAACACCATTTATTACATCACAAAAAATAGGTACGACATCAGTTAATCTATTTAAAATGCATACATTGTCACATGGTAACGCAGAAAATGTAGATGTTAAAATTGGTATTAGGGATGTTAGAGTAGCGTCTGAAGTAGCAGATCCAAATGGATATGGTACATTTACAGTAGAAATAAGAAAAGTAAATAATGTTAATATACCTAATTCACCGTTTGATTCTGACGACACTGATAAAACACCAGATATAGTAGAATCATTTACAAATTGTAATTTAGACCCTGATTCACCAAATTACATTGCAAGAAAAATTGGAGATCAATTTATAACAATTAACTCTGAAGGAAAAATTAGAGATAATGGAGAATATCCAAATGCATCTAGTTATGTAAGAGTTGAAGTTACTAACAGTGTTAAAGAAAAAACATTAAATAAGATACTAGTACCATTTGGATCTAGAGCATTAAGTTCTCCAATACCAGATGCATCAGGATCTGGAGTAGACGGAACACAAAGTTTAATATCGGCATCAATGTCATTAACACAAACAATTGGCGGATCATTTAGTGGTAAAAACTTCCATGGATTTGATTTTACAAATTTAAATAACTTAAATTATTTAGCTCCACTCCCAACTACTGGTATAACGACTGCATCAAATTCAGATTTTTATTTAGGAGACGTTAGTCAATCTAGTGGCGCAAATTTCCCAAGTGTGTTATCACCATATACCGGATCTATTCAAAATGTATTAGATGCCAATACAATTGGTTCTAATGTAGCTTTACAAACTAGAAAATTTATGGTACCATTTCAAGGTGGATTTGATGGCGCAAGGCCAAATTTACCTAAATTATCTGGAACAAATATAACAGCTACAAATACATTTGGATTTGATTGCTCTGGCAATTCTACCACAGGTACTAAAGCATATAGGAAAGCGTTTGCAGCTTTAAGTAATACGGATTTCTATGATATTAATATGTTATTAACACCTGGTATATTGCATAGTAAACATCCAAATGTAACTGCAGAAGCTAGACAAATGGCAGAAGAAAGACAAGACACATTTTATGTAATGGATGTACCTGCATTAACAGATAGTATTACAACCACTATTAATAATGTAACTAGTTTAGATTCTAATTATTCAGCAACATATTTTCCATGGGTAAGAATAATTGATCCAGCAAAAAATAAACCAATATTTGTACCACCGTCGGTATTAGTACCTGGAGCATTATCATTTAATGATGCAACATCAGCACCATGGTATGCCCCCGCAGGTTTGAATAGAGGTGGACTAACAGCGGCAATTAATACTTATGAAAAATTAACCCAGGCAGATAGAGACTCGTTGTACGAAGCTAGAATTAACCCAATAGCAAACTTCCCTAATCAAGGAATATGTATATGGGGACAGAAAACATTACAATCTAGACCAAGTGCTTTAGACAGAGTTAATGTTAGAAGATTATTAATAACAGTTAAGAAATTTATAGCATCTGCAACTAAGTTTTTAGTATTTGAACAAAATACGGATGCAACTAGATTAAGATTTTTAAGTATTGTTAATCCTTATTTAGAAGGAGTAAGATCGCAGCAAGGTTTGAGTGCGTTTAGAGTAGTAATGGATGACACAAATAATACACCAGATCTAATAGATCAAAATATATTATATGGTCAAATATTTTTACAACCAACTAGAACGGCAGAATTTATTGTCTTAGACTTTAATATTCAACCAACTGGTGCTTCATTCCCTGAATAGAAATTAGATTAAGTAATATTTATATAAAAAGAACATAGGAATATAAAATGGCATTAGAACAAAATTTACCCGGTATTAATCAAAATGATTTATTTTTGAATGCATTTGATTGGGAACCAAAAATGGCCAATAGGTTTATTATGTATATTGGAGATATTCCAAGTTATATAATAAAAGCTGCAGCTAGACCATCTTTAACAAATGGAGAAGTAGTATTAGACCATATCAACATTGATAGAAAAGTTAAAGGAAAGACTAGATGGAATGATGTAGCTATTACATTGTATGATCCTATAGTTCCTTCTGGAGCACAAGCTGTCATGGAATGGGTTAGACTTCATCATGAATCATTAACTGGTAGAGATGGATATAGTACTCAATATAAAAAGGATATAACATTTCATTCTTTATCTCCAACGGGAGAAAAAATAGAAGAATGGACATTGAAAGGTGCATTTATATTAGATACTAATTTTGGTCAAATGGATTGGGGTACAGAAGAATCTGTACAAATTGAAATGACATTGAAATATGATTATGCAGTCTTAGAATATTAATTTATTTATTATAGTGGGAGTAGTTTTTACTCCCATTTTTACTGTTTAATATATTTATAATAAAGAATAAAGGAGTTACAATGGCAAAACACACCGATCGTTATCAAAACGACAATTTAATAAATCTAGCTAAAAACAAATACGAAGAAAAAAATCGAGGCACTATACCTTCTGAAATTATAACATTAACAAGCGAAGGAAAAATTTATCCACATTCTAGTCCATTAGCTTCTGGCAAAATAGAAATGAGATATATGACTGCATATGATGAAGATATTTTAACTAACTCATCATATGTTAAAGAAGGAATAGTTTTAGATAAATTATTAGAATCTTTAATAATTACAGATATTAATTTAGATGATATAGCTCAAGTTGATAAAGATGGATTAATTTTAAACGCTCGTATATTAAGTTACGGCGCAGAATATCCAGTTGTAGTTACAGACCCAAAATCTGGCAAAAAACTAGACCAAACGATTGATTTATCTAAAATTAAAACAAAAACAATTGACATTCAATCAGATGAAAAAGGAGAATTTGAGTATACTATTAGTAAACATACTATAAAATTTAAATTCCCAACTAATTCTCAATCACAAACTGTGTCTACTATAAGTGAATATTTAGAGCAAACTATAGTTGAAGTAAATACGTCCCGGGACATAAATGACATAAAACATTTCATACGTTATGAATTTCTAGCAAAAGATAGTAAAGAATTTCAAAAATATATAATAGATAACACCCCAATGGTTTTACTAGAATATGAGTTTGTAGGTGAAGACGGAGGCGCCTTTACTGCCGGGTTTCAAGTTGGCACCAACTTTTTTTGGATTTAAAACATCGGATCGACCAAAATTACATGACACTATATTTGAATTAATATGGGCAGGCGAAGGTAGATGGGATTGGAATACTATATATAATATGCCAGTATTCCTTAGAAATTTTTATATACGCAAATTAAATAAAATGTATGATCAAAAAAAAGAAGCACAACAAAAAGCTAAAAGTAAACCTTCTAAATCAAAAGTCATAAAATCTCCATTGTAAATATTTATAATAAAGAGATTTATATGCACATTCCTCATAATTACATAACTTTATTGAAACAATATCCTAGAACAGGCATTAAAAAAACTCAAAAACAAAAAGACGATGCTCTTGACAAAGCTGAAATTGAAGTACAAAAAGGTCAAATTGATAACATAGGCACTATTAACAAATTACAAAAAGCATTTGATCAATTAACCACTACTCAAGCTAGAAATTCAATAGGTTTAGAAAAATTAGTCGGACAGCAAGAACAATTAGGCAAAACAATTCTAAATGCTGCACAACAGTCGACCTTCTTAGAACAACGAAACAGAGAATTAAATAAAACTTTTAAAATAAGTTCTGTAGCAGCTGCAGGTTTAGGAGATCGATTTGACACAATAGCTGACTCTATAGGTACTGGCGGTAAACAAATACGAAAATATGCTCAAGAATTAAATACATTACTTCCATTACAGGCCGCAAATATTACTAAAAACGATAAAGCTACTAGTACAATGAATAAGTTTGGTAAGCAATTACTAACTACTGGAAAGTATTTTCGAGAAAATTTTGGAATGGGTGCAGAATCAGTACAAGGATTTGCTAGATTTGCTGCAA